AAACGTAGTGTTTGGTCTGTTCTTAGTTAACTTAACTGTGATTCTATCTGGTCGATACGAAGCACAACTTCACAATACATCCAAAAGGAGGATTGTCATATGGGTATGAATTACCGAAGTGGTGTAAGTAAACGATTATATACTCACTTACGTCTCTTAGGTGTTAAACCTCAAGAGATTTCGCAGTTGTTAAACCAAATTCACATTTGGGTTAATAACAGTGGCCCTGAATGGACCGTCTCCAGGTTGAAAGACCTGAAGACAGGCTTGATTCAAGGACTCGCAGGTGAGAAGTCTGCATTTCCTTGGATTAAATATTCTAAAGGAGCTCCGAAAGGTGTCTTCCGAAGAGTATTTTTAGAAGCTTTATCCAACAGATTGAATTCGAAGAAAGTTGCAAAGGCTCTTTCTATACTTATGGTTTATACTGGTTACCTCTCTAAAGAAGTAACAGACAAACAGTATAAAAAGACTGTAGGTAGTATCGAATCAGAAGATGTTCTTCCTGATTCGAAGAAGGATTACCTCCGTAGACTGGGTAATAAAATCGGTGCTAAGCATATAGGTCTTGTAAACCTTAAGTGGACTTTTAGTCCCGCCGGTCTAAATTCAGGAAAACCAGATACTTTAAGTACTCTGGGCGGATTGCTCCCTTCCTGGGGGCATGACAAATACATTGAGTCTTTTATTTCTGGACTCAGTGTACCATTTGTCGGTCAGTACTTGGAGCGTAAGGGTAATTTACCCTCGTGTTTATCACTCCCAATTCCTTGGGATGATGAACTGGCAGCCTCTCCTGGACAGATTTCTGTCATACAGGAGAGGGGTTATAAGGCGCGAGTAATCGCCATGCCTCATGCTGCTATCCAAGTCGCTCTGTACCCACTCCATCAATTACTCAATCAGTTGTTAAAACAACTGAAAACTGATTGTACCCACAATCAGGAGGATGGCGCGGAGTTTGCTCAGCAAGCTCTAAAAGAGGGTCACACTGTTTACAGTGTGGACCTTAGTGGTGCTACGGACAACTTTCCATTGTCGGTTCAGATAGGTGTTCTTGAAGGGATTGGTCTCACGAGTGAGGCCAGTCTTATCCAAAACCTGTCCAGCTCCAAATGGAGGCTTAGTCCACAACTTGCAAAAGTCTGTGGCAAAGAGTATGTTACATACACGAAGGGGCAACCCCAAGGTATGTATGGCTCTTTTCCTCTATTTGGTCTTACTCATAACTTGGTCCTCGCTGAAATATGCGACAAACTGGGTTATGAGCCAATGGATTCATACCGAATACTCGGCGATGACATAGTCATCACAAAGGAACCAGTTTATCGTAAATATATGGAATTTTTAGATTACTCTAAAGTTCCTGTATCACACGATAAATCGATATCATCAGATAAAGTGGCAGAGTTTGCCGGCTTCTTCATTACGAAGAATTACCGCATCAAACCAGCCAAAGTACCTAATGGTGATTGGTCCAATGGTTTTATGAATTACTTAAGTGTAACAGGTTACCGAGGAGTTGAACAACTCCCCTCCAAAGTCAGAAGGATTGCTCGCCTTGCGATGCAACTACCTGAAGACCTTGGTGGACTTGGCTTTAATCCGAAAGGGATTTCCCTGGAAGAACGAGTAAAATCGTTAGTCAAGTCAACAGAACACGAGATACCGAAGTACGTCGGCCTGAAATCCTCTTTAATCGCAGGAAAATTTTCCTATTTACGCGAGTCGGAGGTGATGGTTGATTGGTTAATCGAACAGATTAACCGCTTTGAACAGTTCACTCAAAGTGTACTACACCAGCATAAACAACTGGGAGATATCTCAAGTGAACCGCATGCTTTAGCTTATCAGTTGTCGGTTTTATCCGATGTGCTGTTAACTAAGCATGAAGGTAGGGTCTTAGTAGGTAACCGTGCAGATGATACGAGAGTATTATCTGGCGAAGCTCATTTTGAGTCTGAGTTCTCCAAGTGGGACCGGTTACTTACTAAAAGCGAAACGTTGTTTGATAAATACAATAGGCCTGCAGAGCAGAAGATGCAGCGGGATTGGAGTCGTCACCTTGCGTGACGATTTGGATTTCCTCATCCGAAGTATCAGGTCTCTGGTTAAATTAGGAACTTAACCATATTTATCATCCTAAGGT